TTAAAACATGGTGTTGAAACGAATACTGGCTTTGATGATTGCCATAGCTGTGATATCGCTTAATAACACATCTTTAGGGTGGTGATACTGGTTTTGACTGGCTAATCTTACGTACTCTTCTCCTTTATCTGATTTCTGCACATATTTTACGGTGATCATCTCTTCCCATTCATCTACACGAACGCCAAGCAAGTACATTTCTCCGAAGAAAATACTTTGCTGCTCTACTGGAATCTCTTTATATAATACTATGTCTCCTGATTTTAAGAGAGGATACATGCTATCGCCTGTAATGGATAGCCCACCGTCGCATTTTGGTATGCCAGGGATGCGGATGGAGTTTAATACAGAAGTTGTTTTTTCGCTCCTGAACATCTCTACTAAACCTGCGGTGGCTTCTAAATCGTACAACGGAATATCTTGAATACCCATGACAGCATCTGCTGATTTTTGATTGCCAATGAGCTTTAGCTCTTGCTTGAGCATGGAACCTTTGCCAGTGAGAAGCCAATTCGCATCAATGTTTTCACATTTTGTGTATATTAAATCTATGTCAAATGTGTTTCTTTTCCTCCAGTTTGATAAAACTTGAGGTTTCACATCTAAATATTTAGCAAATTCAGTATCTGTGTCAATCTTCAGATATGATTTTATTTCGTTTAAAATTAAGGATCTATCCATTCAAATAAACTTTTTGTGTGAATTTTATTGTTTAAATAAACATTTTGTTTATATATTTGCTGTATTAAATTTTTAATCAAAAAAAGCAATGGATAAAGATACGAAAAAGAGTAAACATTACAATGCGTATAACAGGGATATTGTACGCAGAATTAGGGAAAAATATGGGGTGACGCCTCATTTTATCTATGCCAGCTTGCGTGGAGACCGCAATAGCGAGACGTCTATCAAAATTTGTGAGGACTATAAAAAGGCTGAAAGGGTGATTAACCAAACCTTGAACAAAATTTAATTCACCGAATATGAAAGATTTAAGAAAATACCAGGGTATAGTAAGAGAAGGAGATGTATTTATTGTATACTTTAAAGATGAAACGACGTTAACTTTTGATACTGCATATTTTGATGAAGAAGAGTTTGTAGTAGATAGGGGCTATGACGACGACCTTGACTCGTTGTATGATGTTAGGGTTAAAGGACTTTATGTTTTCAAAGTTTTAGACGACAAAGGGGACGTCCTTGATAAAGAAACCCAAGAAGACCTTATTTCTTCTTACAAAGACATTTTTTTAAAAATGATTACGGAAGATCTACATCAAATAAAAAGAAAAGACAATTAACAATACGGAAAAATTAATTCAAATTCAGAGTAAATCAAGAGTAATGTTTGAATATCACGAAAATATTTTATGCGTACATGCGGATTGGCTTTATGAGGATAATAGAATAATGTCTTTATCTAACTATTGCCAACTTATAAGCCGAAAAAAAATGAAAAAATTGACGATAGGCGGTAACGGCAGAAAAGCATTGGTGGCGTTTGAGAGCATACCTCGCCGTTTCCGTGAAATGATTGTGGAACTTACCGGCGACCCCTATGAGCAAACCAAGCATTTGATTTTTCGTGATTATATAAAACCTGACTACCAAGCAGAAATGTTTTATCGCGACTACACTTTAGAGGACGGCACCGCTCTACCAGAAGAAACCCAAACTGAATACACCCACACGGCAATGATTTTAAATACCTGCCACTACATTATTACCAATATGGTTACCTGCAGAAAATTTGGCGGTAAATTAAAAGCATGGAAAAAAATGGCAGAGGCCGTAGCCAATCTACCAGAACATACCTATAAACATAAACTGCCAATAAATTACCGCAGGCTAAAACAAAGATGCAAAGACTATAAAGAAAACGGATATGTAGAATTGGTACACGGTAATTTTTTGAATAATAATGCAGATAAATTAACGGCAGACGGTACGCGTTGGGTACTTGCACGCTGGGCAAATCAAGTAAATAAATGTGCAAACCTTGCACAATTGCACGGCGAGTATAACGAAATGGCAGACCAAAAAGGCTGGAAACAAATCAAAGAAGAAAAAACCTTTTACAACTTTTTATATAGCGAGGAAATTATGCCTTTATGGTACGGCCATAGGCACGGAGAATTAGCCGCAAAAGAAAAATTTGGTTACCAATTAAAAACCAAAATGCCAGCCTTTAGAGATTCATTATGGTTCTCTGACGGGACCAAACTAAACCTTTATTATTTAAATGAAAAAGGCGAAATGGCTACTTGCCAAGTGTATGAAGTGATGGACGCCTTTAGTGAGGTGCTTTTAGGCTTTCATATTAGCCCTGCAGAAAATTATGAGGCACAATATGCCGCATATAAAATGGCCATACAGACTGCTGGCTATAGACCCTACCAAATTAAATATGACAACCAAGGTGGGCACGGAAAATTAAAAGCGGGTAATTTTTTAAGCAAAATTGCCAAAATACAAACAGCCACACAGCCCTACAACGGTAAATCTAAAACCATAGAGAGTGCTTTTGGGCGTTTCCAATCCCAATTCTTAAAACGTGATTGGTTTTTTACGGGGCAAAATATTACGGCTAAAAAGCAGGAATCTAAAGCCAATATGGAAATGATATTGGCGAATAAAGCAAATCTACCAACGCTAGATGAAGTTAAAAAAATATATGAACAACGCAGGCGTGAATGGAATTCAGCACCACACCACAAAACAGGCCGCCCAAGAATAGATATGTACTATGAAAGTAAAAACCCAGACACTAAAAAAGTAGAGCTATGGGATATGGTAGACTTATTCTGGGTAACTAGATCTAAATCAATCAAAGCCGATGCGTCTGGTATTTCATTTAGAGAAGGTAAAGTTAAATATGACTACATGGTGTACCAAGATAACGGCATGCCAGATTTAGAATGGCTAGATAAGTCTGTAGGTAAATCATTTATCATCAAGTTTGACCCAGAGGATATGAGTGAAATCCGTTTATACGAAGACACCCCATTAGGGCTAAGATTTGTAACCGTAGCACAAACCAAAAAAGAAGTTGGTAGAGCCGCGCAAATGCAAGAAGACTGGGAACAACCCCATATTAGAAAGGTACTAAGTGCTAATGCCGGCCAAAGAGTAGAGCGAAGAGATAAGATGGAGGAAATCCTCTCTGAATGGGGGATGACCGCAGAGCAGCAAGGTATGAATAGACCAACGTTGAAAGGTATAGAAAGAAACAAACCAGGGCGTAAAAAAGCGGGTGAAATTGGAAAATATCAAAAAGCCTTGAGTAACCAAGATTGGGACGACGAAGCAGAACTAGCAGAACCAACAGAAAGTATATTCAATAGATTATAAAACAAAAGAAGCCCCTTGCGGGGCAACAAAAAACAAGACAAATATATGACAACACAACAGAAACAACAAATCGCATTAGAACTTAAAAAGTTTTGTAACCGAAAAGGCGGGCAAAATAAATCTGCAAAAATCATAGGCATATCATCTGCCCTAGTTTCACAAATTTTAAATCAAAATTGGGACAAAATATCAGATGAGATGTGGCGAAACGTTTCATCAAAAATTGGGAGCACAGAAAACAAATGGCAGGTGATTGAAACGACTGATTTTAGGCTGTTCACGCAATTAATGAATGATGCGCAACACAACTCACAGGTTTATGCGGTGATAAATCCTGCCGGTAGCGGTAAAACAGTTGCAATGAAATATTATGAAATGAATAATGATAACGCCTTTATGGTGCAATGCAACGAGTTCTGGAACCGCAAAGGCTTTTTGATGGAACTACTACGCGTAATGGGGCGTGACAATACGGGTATGAACGTAACTGAAATGATGTATGAAGTTGTGAACACACTTAAAAGGCTAGAGAACCCCGTATTACTTTTTGATGAGTTTGATAAGGTGAGCGACCAAGTGCTTTATTTCTTTATAACAATTTACAACCAATTAGAAGATGATTGTGGACTCGTAATGTGTGCCACAGACCATTTAAAGAAACGCATTTTAAGAGGGATTAGGCTTAACCGTAAGGGATATAATGAGATTTATAGCCGCATAGGTAGAAAGTTCATAGAATTAAACGGATTAACACAACAGGACGTAATCCAAGTGTGCTTTGCCAATGGCATAGAAGATAAATCGCAAATGAAAATTGTATGGGCAGAATGCGAGGGTGATTTGCGACGCGTAAAAAGAAAAGTACACGCCCTAAAATTAGAAAACGCCCAATTAAACAACGGTTAAACACTATTTAATAAGTATTAAATAACTAATGAAACGAGCCTACTCTGTATCAAATATTTTAAATAAGCGCTTCAATACTTTAGATTTTGAAGGTGTATGGAAAGCAAGCCTGGGGCAACCAGATGAAGCCTTTTCTGCCATTGTTTGGGGTGGCTCCTCCAACGGGAAAACGGATTTTGCGGTGCAATTTGCTAAATACCTGTGCAATTTTGGGCGTGTGGCTTACAACTCAATGGAGGAAGGCATATCACACACCTACCAAATGGCGATGGAACGCCACTATATGCAAAGCGTGGAGGGTAAATTCACCTTATTAGACCGCGAGCCGTGGGATGAAATGGTAAAGAGAATGAAAAGGCATAAAAGCCCGCAGTTTCTAATTGTTGACTCTATTCAATACGCAGGAATTACCAAAAAAGAATATAAAGAATTGAAAGAATATATGAAGTCTAAAAACAAAGGTTTGATATTCCTTTCACACGCCCAAGGGCGAGAACCTAAAGGAGCCCTAGCCCAGTTTATACGATATGATGTAGATATAAAGATTCCTGTAGAGGGCTTTAGAGCCTTTCCACAAGGGAGATTAAACGGTGGCGGGGAACCCTACACCATTTGGCATGAAGGAGCCGCTAAATACCACGGAGATATTAAATAACAAAACACTACTTGAAAAAATGACAGCAACGACACCAACGATTTTAGAAATTCTTGAAATTAGTTACACAACGTATGACAACTACCGTGAAAAGCATTACCAAGCGTATTGCCAACGCCTTGCAACCCTAAATTTTATGAGTTATAAAACACTTCACACCAACGGCTTGATGCAAAACTATTTCCACGGCATGTGGCTTTTGCACGTTGAGAAAGCCTTTTTGCAAGATAACGCGCACTACTTTTCATACTGCGAAGCTGAACTATTAAGACAGCTATTTTGCAGCTATACGCGCAATATTTTGGACAATGAAAAGGTGCAAATGTACCCCTCAAAATTAATTGTAAAAATAAAAAAATTAAGCCTTAAAAAATTAGTGAACTGATGAGAATAAATCAATTTGATTTGCTTGACTTTTTGAATTACGACAGCAATACAAGGCAGTTTTTAACCTTCGCTGAAAGGATTTTAATTCACCAAAATATTGCAAGACTTAGGAATCAACTAACGGCAAAAGACCTCCCAGAGAATTTACAAAATAAATTGATAGAGCGAAAAAAAATAATGCGAGAGACAGGGTGGAAATACGTGCCAGTACGCTACAATCAAGATAGAGATATAGAAAGAATAGAAGAATTAAAATAAAAAAAGAATTAAAATGAGAATAAAAGAAACAATAACAGAGCCTTACGTACGCTTTGTTTCCAAAAAAGACAATTATTACTTCGTTGTACGCGTTGATTTTGACGACAACGTAAAATGCAGAAGAGTTGGAAGTGACGACGCAGTTGAAATAAGCGATGATGAGCGCTTGGAATGGATTGAAAAACGCAATGTATTTTTAGATAAAATGTTAATAGTTAGAAAGCTTTACGAAAAAATACGCGACATTGAAGCTATGCGAGACGGCGCTATTAGATACTTTCAAGGCGATTTGGATCTAGAAGAAATTGTAGACGACTGGTTTCTTCGCTCGGTTAAACGAATTGATATAGACTACTCAGATTTAGAGGAAGAGGCACACAGAATACCATACCATGTATTAAAAAAATACGAAGAAAAAATAGAAAGATAAAAACAATGAACTTTAAAATTGAAAAATTACATAGCGATGCCTACAAAGTGAACGGCAAAGCTGTTCTAAGAAACGAATTGGGGGACTGGTTGGCTCCGTTTCACACATTATCTGATGCGGAATGGGATGCGTTCTATGAACAATTAATCCTCCCCCAGCCCCTCCAAAGGAGGGGGGGGGGTAAAAATAACGCTACCAAAGGAGGGGAGTCCCACCCTTTGGGAGGGATGAAGAGTTAATATTAATAACAAACAACAAATAATTAAAAGATGAAAGATTTATCACAATTATCAGAAAAAGAGCTTCAAGAGGAGTTGAAGCGTAGAAATGAAGCCAAACTACAGGATAGAGATGCCTACAAAAAAATGGTAAACGAATATTTACCAGGCTTTATGGAAAATATCAAAGCGTGTAGCGAACAGCTATCTGCATTGAAGCTTTCTATATTCAAGGATTCAAAGATTTTACTGGATTTGAAAAATAATGCTTACAACGTGAAAGACACTCAGCAATCACATACGTTTTCTGATGCCAAGGGCAATACGATTACCTACGGATTTCGTGTGCTGGACAATTGGGACGATACTGTAACGGCGGGGATTGACAAAGTAAAAGAGTTTATCGCCTCTCTTGCTAAAGATGAAGCGACTGGCAAATTGGTGCATGCAGTAAATCAATTGCTGAAAAAAGATGCTAAGGGTAATTTGAAAGCAAGCCGTGTCCTGGAGCTTACTAAGCTCGCAGAAGAATGGAATGATGAAACATTTACAGATGCGGTGAACATCATTAGACAATCTTATAAACCTATGCGTTCGGCATTCTACATTGAGGCGAGCGTTACAGATGCACAGGGCAAAAAAGTGAGTGTGCCGCTTTCTATCACTTCGGTTGATTTCCCAGAGGGGACGGATGTGGGTGCACTTTTCCCAGTCCACGAAAAATACGAAGCTTAATGCCTCGTGCTCGAGACAAAAAACTTGGCGTTCCTGAAATCATCGGGAACGCCAACATACTAAAAAAAAATTAAGCCTTAAAAAAATGAGATTTTCAAATACACGTCAACTCCCTTTCCTTGGGAAAGGGCTGGGGATAGGATAAAGCCTTAAAAAAAAATGGAAGCAGAAAAAAAAAAATTAACTAGTTTATTGAGAACTTCAAAAAGTAAATTAAAGTCATGAAGAGACCCGAACTACAAATACATATGATATTAATTTTATTAGTCGCAGCTATGTATATTTTTGATCAGATTTCACGTGTAGAGGCAATTTTAATGCTGATATTACTTCAATTAACATCCAAAAAAATATAATATAATGAAGATAGAAAAAGTAGATGAAAGCTTATAATATGGATAAATTAAAACTATTTACAACGGGATTTATGCAAGTGTTCTTTGTGAGTGCAAACACCTATTTTGTAGCAAAAGAAGAATACTTAGGCGTGGCAGGAGCTTCGTTCATGATTAGCTTTATCTGGACATACAATGTGAAACGTGTGGCGTTTGGAGGGTTTATGGATAAGCTGATTTATGCCGCTGGTGCGAGTTCAGGAGCTTTGGCTGGGCTTGCAGTTGGGAAAATGATATTATAAAGCAAAAGCATTTCCCCTGTCGTATAACTGGTAATAGCAAAGAAATATAAGGACTGGAATGCAGGTTCGAATCCTGCCAGGGGAACAAAAAAAATGACAATCACAAAACAACAAATCAAGCAACTGCAAAGCATTTGCAGCAAAGAATTTAGCGATCGGGATGAACGCTTAAATTTTCTCAGCGAATTTACGGGCGAGCAAATCAACTCAACCAAAGATTTAACCGAGCGCCAAGCCTATGAAGCGATTCGGTTTCTAAACACAGGCAAAAATCCAAACAATAGTTTTTACGCCTTATTTGATAAAGAAAATACGCAACACACAACGATTTTGAGCCTTGCCCATCAGCTTGGTTGGGTGCAGGAAAACAAACCGCATTTGGTCGATTTAAAAACGCTGGGGACGTGGATTATCAGCTCCAAATGCCCAGTGCAGAAGCCAATAAACCAAATGAACTCAAAGGAGTTGAGCAAAGTGATTTTTGCGTTACAACAGGTGTTTGAGTGGAAGTATTCCTCCCCTAGATCCTCCCCCAGCCCCTCCAAAGGAGGGGGATTTAAAAAGGGGAGGTTTAAAAATAATGCTACCAAAGGGAGGGAGATTTAAAAAATAATGCTATTATGAATAAAATTAAACTGAAAATAAAGACAGAGCATCTGAGAGTTGTGATAGATGATTTCTATGAAGCCAAAACTCAGCTAGCGCAAACAGCAGCAGGAAAAGTTATAGGTTCAATATCACAAGATTTGATGATAAAATTAGAGAGAAAACTGGTCAGCAAACGAGGCGAGGGTAAGGAATTTTCTATGACCTTAAAGTATCATGAGGCTTATTCTCTAGCAATCATTGCTCAAGCACAAATGGGCTCTGCTGCAGGTGAATTTGAAAGAAATGTTTACCGATTACTCATCCAGCAAATTGAGAAACAATTATGAGAGAAAAAAGTTTTATAATGACCTCCAAGCGGTTCACGGGTTCGGTGTTGTTTAAATTCGGTTTAAATGGTTTTTTAACGCTGTTTAAAATAGAAGCGGATTTGGACGAAAAGCAACATCAATTCACGTTAAAATACATTCCCAAACACATCAGCCACATTGCAGAACTGGCAAAGCTAAGCGAAACCATAAAGGTGGAAGAAGTGCCAGTTGATTTGAGTTTTGAACATTTCTGGAAGACCTACGGCAACTATGCCGGTAAGAAAAAACGTTGCGAGGCTCTATGGGAGCAACTCAACGATGCTGAACGCTCCAAATGCCTGAACTACATCACTATTTACAAATCCCATAAATCTAAAGACGGCACGGCACTTGCCTACCCTGAAACGTATATTAATAATAGGGTTTGGGATGGGTGAAAGAGGGGATCCTCCCCCGGCCCCTCCAAAGGAGGGGAGACTCAAACGCCAACTTGTGAAATTCGAGTTGGCGTTTTACTTTTGTGGAGATGTCTTCTGCTAAACAAAAAATAGGTCGAAAAAGAAATATGCTCTTGCGGTACAGGGATATTCAGCAGGAGTTTAATAAATATGATTGCCGAATTATTCCTATTACTGTAATCCATAGGGAGTATATTTTTCCTAAATTTCGTATTAGCAGGGATACGTTATACCGAGCTTTGAATACTCATGTAGAAGAAGAATTGGAGAAAATATCCTTTTGATTTAGAGGAAAGACTGAATAATCCTCCCCCCAGCCCCTCCAAAGGAGGGGGGGGCCACCCTAGCCCTCCCAAAGGGAGGGGAGTTTTGAAAATCATGCTACCAAAGGAGGGGAATTATACATTGTGAGCCTCAAAGGTGTAGAGAATATTATATTCCTGCACGCCATCGTCTCGCATTACTCTACTGAATGAGGTTCTGATTAACTTGCTACAATTATTTGCAGGAGAAAAGCCGTGTAATTGCTGGTGTATCTTTTCTGTAAGTTCAAATATTGCCCAGGCATTGTTTTTTTGCCTCTGAGGAGCCTTTAAACTGGTATTGGTGAGTTTCATATTCGCTACTGTGATTTTAATAGCAAATGTTCCGTTTTGTCTTTCTTTGGGGTGTTTGGTTATATCTTTTGAAATGTTTGAAAATTGCCCATTATTGAGGTCTATGAGGCAGCAAGGCCACTGCACTGGCATATTGGGACTGTAATAGTCTATTTGCCCCCAGTCTTCGTCTACATACTTGATTTCAGGTATTTGTGCTATACGGGTTTGAATGTTTTGTAAAATGGGTTTCATATTATTGGTTGTTGGTGAATGGTTGATAGTGAATGGTGTGTAGTTGTTTGTCTAATATCTTATGTCTAAAATTTTATTTCTTTTAGATTATGGTTGATGATATTGCGAATATGTTTGTCTACCTCTGGGTGGTGTCCTATGAATTGGCGTTTGGGGATTTTGATTTTGCCTCCTACCTTTTTGAGTGCCATTGCCTTGGATTGTATGTTTCTGGTGGCTTGGAAATTGTTTTGTTTGAATTTTTTATTTTTCATGATATTGTCCTTTTATATTGATGCCCTCTGGTAGAATATTCATGTTTTCTAACTGGAAACCGTCTGCTTCTAATTGTATGCGGATGTGCCTGTCTAACATTCGGGTGATGTTTCCATTTTTGGCTTTCCATATGTCGCAACCCACAATTGGATGTTGTTTCCATTCGCCTTGTCTGCTGATGAGCAAATGTTCTACATGTGTTTCGTTGGATTCGCCAATGGCTATATCGCCATTTTTGAAAACCAAATCATTCTCGTTTAATCTAAAATCATTCATGGTTGAATTTTTCACGTGAACCGAAAACAAAGGGCTGAACTGTTCCCTGTGTTACATCTGTATTTTCGTCTATTGTTTTAAGAGGTAAGTTGCCTAAAGAAACATCGCCTTTGTTGATTTTTTTCAGGTATTCAATGGCTCTATCATATCGCTCTTTGGCGTGTTCATAAATAATATCGGCATTGCATAAATCAACGATATACCATTTGGCAACGGATAGGCAAAGGCTTACGATTAAAGCGTTTCTCTGCTCACCTATGGCAGTGAATATGGCATCAACATCATAGCGGTTTCTGCCGTCTAAAAACTCTTTTCTATGATTGGTATAGAAATAGGATTTTACTTCTTGTTCTGCGGTGTCTAATGCCTGTAGAACGATGCTTTCATCGCCTTCGGTAATTTGCTCTACTTGGTAATTGTAGATATTGTTTTTTAAATCTTCTATTTGTAGGAACATATTTTTGGTTGTTGGTGATTGGTTGTTAGTTGGTTTGTCTATAATTATCAGTAGCGATTATTCACTCTGGCACCGAATTTATATGTGCCTTTCATCTTTCTGTTGCGTGTGCTGAGCCATTTAAAAGCACCATGCACGGCATCAGGACCATCATCATGGGCTTGGCTACCTTTTTCAAAAGCAAGGAATTGGTTTATCAGCGTTTGCATATCAGCATTTTTTTGTTCTGTATTGAAGAAGAAATTTTTGCGTTCAAAATAGCCCGAAAGGCTTTCTATTCTATCGTATTTGTCTGTTTTGGTGCGTTTATCAGCAACTACTGGGATGTAATAACCTCTTTTTTCGCCCTCAATATCAAAATCAGAAACAAATTCATCCATGGCAAAAAGCCCTTCTATCATATATCTGATATTGTATAAATCAAGGTTGTAAACTTCATACTGATCATACAGCCATTTGGCACAATCTGCCCTTGATTTTTGTTGCATATATGCCAAAAGTATATGGAACTCCTTGCCTTTGGTGCCTACCAGAATCAGAGCTTTGTAATCGGCATTGGCTTTATAGGATAAATCTCCATAGAAACACAAGGCATCATAATCCTTGAGCTTATGTGGTTTCTTATACTGTATATCTTCATATTTAAAAATTGCACCATCCTCAATATGTGTGTGCATATACTCTCTCATAAAAGAGCGATATGGCATTTGGCTAAACTTATTTTTCCAATACTCTGCAGATGTTTTTTCTGGCCATTCTGGTGTAAAATCAGATAGGTTTTTAACGGCACAAACACTAAGCACATGAAACAAAGCATTGGCATGCTGTTCCATAGTGGCGGTGTTTTCTTTTTCATCTTTGATAACTTGATTAAAGTAAGTTTTTAGCCTATTGGTGATACTATTTTTATGAAAATTGTTGTTAGCATATATGAAGCGTTCTGTTGCATTATCATCAGCATCAAAACAACCCCAAATATCCTCTGTGATGTAGTCCACAGCTTCACGCATGATTCTATCATTGTTCACAGATTTTTTGCTATCCACATCATCTACTACTATATAATCTGGGCGTTCTGCCTGTTCTCTTGCACCTCTGGGGTTTTGTCCAAAGCCAAGCGACATGAATCGAACGCCATCTGATGTAGCGAAATCACCCTCTGCCCAATTGCCAGCAGAAAATCGCTGCCCATAATCATTTTTGATACGATTATTAAATTGAAGTTGAGCCTGAATACCAGCGAGTAATTTTTTAGCTTTAGGTTCGGTTTCGCCTACCAATAGCATAAAATGTAAATCTTTTTTGGCTAAGTACAAATACAAAGGGATACCCATATCAATGTGCACGGATTTTCCTGCTGAACGGAACATTTCAGCCAGCAAACGTAAACGTTTGTTTTTGGTAATTATCTTGGCTAATTTGGCGTGAAACCAAGCGGATTTCTTTTTAGCGTAATTAGGGAAATAATATTCAAACCATTGAATGTAGTTTTTTTCAAGAGCTTGTACACGTGCATTTTTATCTTTGGCGTTTTCATGAATATTGATAGAAGTAGCCAAAGCGATACGCCTACAATGTTTGTCATAATCTTGTATTAATTTAAGATACTTTTTATTGTCCATGGCTAATTTTCTAAACTGATACGGTGTTGCAAGAATTGTTTATGAAAAGCGGTACATTGATTGGCAAAATCAGGGTCTATTTCAGCAATGAAATGATCTAAATCTTTCAGTATTTTATGCACTACTACGGGGTCTGCTTTTTTTTCTAAACGGTCTAATGTTGCCATAAGTTTAGCGATAGCATCTGCTGGTAGTTTTGGCTTTTTTCCCTCTGAAATTTGTAAGAGTTCTTGCTGTAGCAACTGTTTGATTTTGGTAGGTGAAGCGTGAAAATTCAATCTTTTGTTTTCCCAGTCATATTTTTTTGCCCAAGAACTCACCGTATTTTGTGATACTTTGTAATGTTCTGCTACTTCTTTGAGTGTGATTTCTAAATTCTCTATATAGAATGCCTCTGCCTTGATTCTTGTCTGCGTTTTTGCCATTTAAAAACATTTATTCAGGTACAAAATTGCGTGTAAGTATGGCTGAAAAAAACTACCTGTACATTGGTGCGGCAACCTTGTCATATGAAAATACAACCTTGTCTAATAGTTTGACAAACATTTTATAAACCCATGAAAGTCATTCAAATTTGCCTCACAATCAAGTCAAAAAAATCAAAGGATTATGCCCAGATTTATATTAAATGATGAAAGTAAAATCAACTCCTACGGGTTTAGAATCCGTACGCAAGGTATCAGCTTAGAGCGATTCTCTAATAATCCTGTAATGCTTGACGGGCATAATCCGTCTAACCTCGCTGTCATAGGTAAATGGACTTCTTTTAAGGCAGAAAACGGAAAGCTCACAGCTGATACGGAGTTTGATATAGAAGACCCACACGCTAACATCATAGCGGGAAAAGTAGAACGTGGGCTTATCAATGGTGCCAGCATGGGCATATCATTCAGCAAAAATGATTTTAGCTATGAAAATGGTGAATTGGTACTCAATCAATGTGAATTGTATGAGGCGTCTATTGTTGCTATTCCCAGCAATACCAATGCCATAAGATTACGCATGGATGATGAGGATTTAACAGAAATGGACATCAAAGAACTGTGCCTATCTATTGCACAAAATTCAACTTATCAAAACAATCAAAGTAATATGAAATTCAAATTAGGACAATTAGCCATGTTGGCATTAGGCTTTGCCGTAGAAACCAAGGAGCTAACGACAGATGAAATTGAACAATCAATTTTGAAACTCTCTAAAGAAAGAGATGAATTAAGAGCACAAATACAACTTTCTGAAGAAAAGGTAAATGCTTACATCGCCAAAGAAAAGAAAGAAAAAACAGAACTGACGGCTAAAATGCTGGATGAAGCAGTGCAACAGGGAAAAATTACAGCAGAAAAGAGAGCTACATTTTTGGAATTAGCTCAACAAAACTTTGAATTATTCCAATCTACTCTGGAAGCTCTGCCTGTGAAAAAGAACTTTTCGGCAGGAATCAACACGCCTGCAGGAACCCAAGGAGTTACCAGCATGGAAGACTTTCAAAAATTGAGCATTGAGGAGCAATTGGCTTTCAAGAATGCTGAACCAGAAGCTTACAAAAAATTAGTTAATACCATTGGGTAGTAACAGGATTTAAACATTATTTAAATAACATTTAAAACAAGATAAAATGCCAAAGAATTTTCCAGAAATATGGGAGCAACGTGTGAGACAAACTTTGAAAAGTGGCGACACGGCAGATTTTTTAGACGGCGTCAATGAATTAGATGGCGACGTGCAACAAATGGGTGAAGAAAATGTAATCCATATTCCCACAACCGAATTTAGTCCAGATGTTTTGATTAACAACAAAACATATCCTCTAGCCGTGCAAGACTATGATGATGATACAGTGATTGTGAAATTGGACAAATACCAGACCAAACCTACCAAAGTTACAGATGACCAGATTATAGGCTCTTCTTATGATAAAATTGATGCAGTTACCCGAAGCCATACCAATGCTATCAACAGCAGGAAATTCAAAAAAGCCTTGCATGCTTTGGCACCCGATAGTAATACAGATAAAACTCCTGTTTTGGAAATGGCTGGAGATGAATGTACTTATGAAGATTTAGTGAAGTTAAAAGATAAGTGTGATGCTCTGGAGTGGCCAGAAGAAGGCAGAAGATTGGTACTATGTAACAAGCATTACAATGCTCTATTGAAGGATAGAAAGAATTTTGGCGACCAACTCATCAATTACAGAAAAGGCGAAGTATCTCCAGTAATTGCAGGATTTGAAATCAAAAAGTATATCGCATCACCCCATTATGCAAGTGGTAATAAAAAAGCATTTGGCGAAGTGGTAGAATTAACTGACAAACCAGCATCTGTGGCTTTTGTGAAGGAAAACGTGAAAAAGAAAACAGGGCTTACCAAACAGTATTTTTCTGAAGCAAGTAAGGACACTGAAAATCAAGCTAATTTGTTGAACTACCGCCATTACTTCATTGCAGTGCCTGTTGAAAAGAAATTTATTGCAGCTTTAATCTAATCACTATGAAAAACGTATTTAAACAAAACCCCAAATTGGATGTTGTTTATCAAACATCAGATAAAAAGTATTTCTATTTAGAAAACGACGCTGCCAACCATGCTCAAACTTTAGAGAACAAAAAAGTTATCAAGTTGGAAAGAGAAAGTAAGAAAGAAAGTGAAGAGAATAAAACTACAGAAAGAGCAGAACCTGTAACAGATGGATCTACACAAACAGATGCAGAGCCTGTAGCAGCTAAACCAACCAAAAGAACTGAGAAAAAATGAATGGAGTAAAATTCATAAGAGAAAATGGAGGTCTGAGCCGGGTATTGCCCGGTGAAGACCACACCTCTGGGCTTATCGTCTATGGTGAAACCAATGTAGCAAAAACCCTACTGAACAATGCTGTGGATTTAGAAACCATAAGCGTAACACATGAAACGAATCCTGTGCTGCACTATCACGTTTCTGAATTTTTCAGAATCAATCCGGGAGCCAAACTCTATGTGCAAGGTGTAGAAGCGTCTGACAAAACCTATACAGAAGTGAAAGTCTTGCAAAACTTTGCACAAGGCAAAATAAGACAGATGGCCATTTGTGATTTTAAAATGGCATCAACCAATTTGCAAACTTGTGTGAAAAAGCTGAACCAAATCGCACAGGAATTGGCATTAGGCATCACACCGCTCAGCATCTTATTTTCATGCAAAATTCAAACTTCTGAAATGACTTCTTTGCCAGACTTGCATACTTTTTCATCCGAAAGGGTAAGTGTTGTCATTGGGCAAGACGGAGCAGGAAGAGGCAACTATATCCATGGTTCACAGCCGTCTGTTTCTTGTATTGGAGCCGTTTTGGGTGCAGTATCCAAAGCTAAAGTAAGCGAAAGCATTGCTTGGGTAGAAAGGCAGAATCTTGTGAGCGACACCTATGACAAAAAATTCACTGGAGGAGAATTTAAAGGTTTGGAAATGGATGTGCCAGCATTTTGTGATGGTTCGCTGGTAGGTAATTACACACCAGCACAATTACAATCATTAAATGATAAAGGTTATTTGTTTCTGGTGCAGTACCCAGGCAATGCGGGAACTTATCTGAATGATAGTTTTACAGCAACAGCTCAAAATGATGATTTTGCCTACATAGAAAACAATAGAACCATAGACAAAGCCATCAGGGAAGTCAATCGTGTATTGGTACCTAAAATTTCTGCACCTGTCTATATAGACCCAGACACGGGAAATTTAGAAGCTTCTAATATAGATGCTTTGGAAGCACTATGTGAAGAGCCTTTGGATGCAATGTTGAGAGATGGCGAAATCAGCGGACACCATGTAAGTATTAGCCCATACCAAAAAGTATTGCAGACCTCTAAACTGGAAGTGGTATTGAAAATTATACCTGTTGGTACATTGAGAGAAATTGTTGTGAAAATTGGTTTAACCCTACAAAAATAAAAACCTATGGCATTAGAATTAGAACCATTGATTAATGGAAGAGAATACGGCTGGGGCGATATTGTGATGAATATAGGTGGTGTTCCTATCACAGGCATCAGAGCCATCAAGTACGAAGAAGAGCAAGAAAAAGAGGACATCTATGGAGCAGGTAGAAACCCTGTAAGCCGTGGATATGGTAGAGTGAAATGTTCTGGCTCTATCACGCTACTTTCGGGTACTGTAATGGCATTGAAAGCCAAGGCAAAAAATGGACAATTACACCGCATTGCACCATTCACTATCACCGTGAGCTATCAGCCAGACAATCAACCTATGGTAACGCATATTTTGAAAAATTGTGAGTTCAAAAAAACCACTTTTGATTGGAAAGAAGGCGATATGAGCAAAGAGGTAGAATTGGAACTCATCGTATCACATATCACAGACAAACAAATCTAAATATAATACGGCAGTGCATTGCTGCCGTTTATCAAAACAAAATAACATGGAAAACGAATTAATCTGCGGACTGGATACCGCACAAATAGAAGAATTAAAAGAAAAGCACGGAGCTTTGGTATTAATTGAAGTGACTGCACAGGGGAAATTGCATAAAGCTATCTTCAGAGAACCCACCTTTGAAATGCTGAGGGCATCTAATAAAATTTCTAAAATTGATGAAATGAAAGCTTTAGAAAGCATCTACATCAATTGTAAAATAGCTGTAGATGATGATATTGCCCAAAGAGATGTATTGAAAATTAAAGCCGTAGAGGCATTGATGGCAAGGGTGCAAAAAACCAGTAGCGAAGCAAAAAACTTGTAAGCTCCTTATTAGCCGAAAACAGCGAAAGGGAGCAATGGAAAGCAGATGCCTTGATTAGAAGCCATTTTGGAATTAATCCAGAGAAATTGCAAATAACACAATGGAACAAACTCTACGCCCAAGCTATGTGGCTGGAAGAATGGAGACTACGAAACCAAGCAGAATTATTTAAAGCAATGTTTGGGAGTTAATCTTTTTTATGAACAGCACTATCATAGCATTTTTTAGCAAAAAGCAAAACACCATAACCAAACCAAAGCCCAAGCACAATACCAAAGGCTAAGGGATTAATAAATGAAATCAATAAACTGAAAATAAACACCCATCCTAATTTAGTGGGTTTATAACCAAATAAATTCATACTAATACAAAGATAGTAAATGTCTTCAAACACAACAATATATAATATAAGTTTTACTACTAATGGTGGGCAAGTTTTTGCTACTATCAATAACGGTTTGAGTGGTGTAAGAGAGGCCACGAAACAAACTACAAAAGTATTTGGTGATTGCTACAAGGCACTACTTTCGGTAAGTTTGGTTGCTGATAGTCTTAATCAGATAAAACAAAGCGTTGATAATTTAATAGCACCTGGAGCAAGCCTCAATGCTAATATGCTGGAGCTTTCAGCCATTACAGGCGTTACAGGCGATGGATTAAAAGCCATAGAATTAGCAGCAAGAGATACCGCCAAAACCTTTGGCACATCTGCCGTGGACAATGTGGAAGCTTACAAAATGATGCTCTCCCAACTTTCGCCAGAAATCGCCAACAATGCCGAGGCAATGAAGATGATGGGCGAAACGGCTAATATCCTCTCTAAGCAAATGGGTGGCGATACCGTGGCAGCAACTGATGTACTCAATACTTCACTCAATCAGTTTGGGGTGAGTATGGACGACCCTATTGCGGCAGCAAAAGTAATGGCGGATATGATGAATGTAATGTCTGCTGCTGCACAGCAAGGTTCTGCCGAATTGCCCCAAATTAAACAAGCATTAGAACAAGTAGGTATGGTAGCAAAAACCACAGGCTTATCCTTTGCCGAAACCAATGCCTATATTCAGCTACTGGACCAAGCAGGGAAAAAAGGCAGTGAAGGCGGTGTGGCGTTGAGGAATGTTTTAGCGACACTATCAGAAGGAAGATTTACTTCTAAATTAGCTGCAGAAGGATTAGAACAAGCGGGTATATCTGTGAATTATTTAGCAGATACCAGTATTCCGCTACATGATAGATTGAAAACGCTAAGGAAAATCCAAGGTGATACGGCACTGATGACCAAAGTGTTTGGTAAAGAAAATATGGCAGCAGCCATTGCGATGATAAACACAGCAGACGAGGCAGAAGCGATGAGTAAAGCTATCGTGGGAACACAGTCTGCCGTAGAACAAGCCGAAGTGATTATGAGTGGCTATAATGAGAAAATAGCCAGAACAAAAGCTTGGTTTGATGATTTGAAGATTTCTGTTTTCAATCTTACTGAAAGTTTTACACCATATATAAGCAGTAGTTTTTCTGCAATAGAAACCATGGATAAATTGACTTATTACGGTCATATACTGATGTCTACATATCGAGCTATATCCTTACAAAAAATTAAAACTAATATACAAACAGGCATTGCTGTTGTGAGAAGAAGAGCATTGGCATTATGGACAGGAATTGGAAGCGTTGCCAACAAAATATATGCACATTCATTAGACTCTGTTAGAACCGCATTTTTTGGAGCAACAGCAGGAGCGACAAGTTTTCAAATAGCATTAAATGCTTTAGGGATTGGACTTATTATTTTAGCCATTGCGGGACTGGTTGTAGGATTAAAACACCTATATAAAAACTCAAGGAAATTCAGAGAAATACTGGGTTACATTGGTGGAGCTGGAAAGGCTATATTTCACAATATAGGAGTGTATGTGGATAGGCTTTGGAATTTAGTATTCAAGCCGATTGCTTTATATATTCAAGACACCTATACACAAACGTTTTCAGCAATTTGGGAATTTGCAGCATCCACATTGTCTTGGATTGAAAATACTTTCATCTCACTTTGGAATACGATTAAAAGCATTTTTCAATGGGTGGTTTCGTTGATTTTCAATGTTTGGAGTTGGATAAAAGAAACCTTTGGCAGTTTTGCCGCTTGGGTAGAAGATGCCATTATAAATCCTATACGCGATGCTTTTTCTAATATATGGGACTGGATTGTGGGGTTATTAGACAAGATTATGAACAAAATGAGCGGTGTGCTGGCACCTATCCGTGAACTTTGGAACAGGATTTTTTCATCTGAAGGAACTATTAATATTCACGAAGCAGGAAAAGCAGGGGCTAATGCAGCAGGAGAACAATTTGATAAAGAACAAAATCAAAAGAATCAAAATAACGATAAAACAGGAAAGCCACAGGAGGTAAAAATAGTAGATGATAGCCATAAATCAATATTTGATGTTGGTAAAGGTTCTGGAATCAAGACGAGTACTATTGGTGGTGTGGCGGCAGAAAAAACGAAAAACAAAAATGTAGGAAGCAAAGGAAATAGCAGCGCAGAGAATGGGAATAAAGTGAGAAATCTAACGATTGGCAAGTTCATGGATAATTTCAACGTGTATATGAACCATCAGCAAGGTGTGGATAGACATCAACTATTACAAGCTGTGCGAGAGGTGTTTATGACTGCAAGTGCTGATTTCTCTGGCGTAAATGAATAATGAAATGATAGACATTAATATCAATACAAAACCTGAAATATTAGCCAAAACAACGGCAATGGATTTAATGTTCCGTTTCGGAATGCGTGAAGGTGAACCTTTCAAAATCTCTGAATTGAGTGCCAATTTAGACAATTTATCTGATTTTGAAAATACATCATGGCTCACATCATTGCAGATTGAAGAAGGTAGCAAACAATTTATTTTCAGAGAGGTGATTATGAGTATTACACAAGAGAGAAATATCATAACCACCACTTTGCAAGGAAGAGACGGTACCATCAAGGAATTTATCAGCAATGGAGATTATATCATTACCGTAGATGCTGGGATTATAGGCGATACACGAAATGATAAAATAGATGATTTTGATTTAGCCAAAGACCAATATCCTCTGGAAGATTTAAAAAGACTGAGAGAAATTTTGTTGCAACACAAGGCTATTCCTGTACAAAGTAAATTCTTGGATTTATTTGGCATAAAAACCGTGGTTGTAAAATCATTTCAATTACAACAAGAAACGCACAGCAATAGGCAAAGTATTCAGATACAAATGCTATCTGATGAACCATATGAAATCAAAGAATTAAAAGAAGACTATATCAAAGTAAAATAAAATGTTGAAACTCAGTAGCCATATCATCATAGAAAGTGATAAAACATGGGAGTTCACAGCGGTTCATGATTGTGTAATTGTGGAAGATACAGCCACACTTACAGATACTTGTGAACTCAAATTGCCACGCCATATCACTTGGGAAGGCTACACAAGCCAATACCATAAGCCACCTGCCAAAAGAGGCGACCGCATTACAGTAAAATTAGGATATGATGGCGATTTAAAAGTTCGGTTCTCTGGTTATGTCAGAAGAATTGATGCCAAAACACCTATTACAATTTATTGTGAAGATGGAATGTTTTTGCTCAAACAAATGAAAGCAGAACCAAAAGCATTCAAGAATGCTACACTGGAGCAAATTATACAACATTTACTAAAAGGTTCAAACATCGCTTTCAAACTGATAGATAATAACATAAAAATTGGCAATTGGAGAATCACCAAAGCTAACGTGTCTGAAGAGTTGCAAGAGCTGAAAGAAAAAATGATGCTCACAGCCTACTTCAGATTAATTAATGGGAAAAGCGTGCTATATATAGGGCTAAAATACCCATTTGATAACAGGAAAAAAGGGAAATTTCAGCATGGGAAAAATATTATTTCAGAAGATTTTGAGTACAGAGATAAAGACGAAATAAGCGTGCGTGTAGAGGCACAAAGTTTTGACAAGAAAAATAAAAAAATCACTTATGAATATGGTGATAAAGACGGTGAAGTTATCAAAATCAGAATAGATGGGCTTACAGCAAAAGAATTAGAAAAATATGCCATGCAGGTGATTGAACGATATAAGCAAAGTGGATTCAAGGGAAATTTTGAAACATTCGGTGTTCCAGAGATGAGCAAATGCGATATGATGGAAATTCACGCCTCTGATGGCAATAGCGGAACTTATCTCATCAAAAGAAATGAAGTGAGTTTTGGCATCAATGGATATAGACAAAAAATTGAATTGGGAGACGTTATCAGCACAAATAAAACGGAATGAAAAATATAGTACAAAAGCTGACCCAAAATGGCGATGAGATTTACGCAAAAATCTGTGAAGTTACAGCAGTGGATTCAGCAGAGCAAACAGCGGATTTACAACCCATAGACGGGAGTTCTCCCATTCTGGAAGCTTTGATTCAAGTGGCTGAAAACGGAATTTATACAGAACCTAAAATAGGTAGTTTGGTGGCGTGTGTTTTCATCAGCAAAGAAAAGGCAGTGATTGTAAACTATTCAGAAGTAAAGCAAATTCAGACAAAAATAGAATCTGTGGAGTTTCGCATCAATGCAGATGGTTTTCTGCTCAAAAAAGAAAACGAAACCTTGGCAAAATTGATGACGGATTTATTACAAGAGATTCAGAGAATGAAGTTCACAACCAGCAATGGACCAACCATTCAGTTAATCAATCAACCACAATTTTTGGCAATTGAAAACAGGTTTAAACAGTTATTAAAACAAGATTAAAATGTTAGGATTTATAGAACAATATATCACAGAAGCAATAGGTGCATTATTGGGTGGATTTGTCGGTTGGTTTTTCACGCGACAAAGCAGTGAACTGGACAATGTGGACAAAGCCGTGCGGATATACAGAGAAATGGTGGACAATCTTGGTAATAAACTTTCAATGGCAATCGCTGAACTGGATGCAGCCAAAGAAACAATAAAAGAACTTGAACAAAAAGTAGAAGCACTAACGATTGAATTGACAAAATACAAACAATTGAACGGAAAAGCCAAAATATGAATGCAGTAGTATTAAACAGGCAGAGCCTTCTAGACCTCGCCACCCAACACACTGGCAAGGCAGAAAACGCCTTTGATATTGCAGTAGCAAACGGCATTAGCCTTACCGATGAATTGACTATTGGGAGCCGTTTAAACATTCCAAATGATTTGACAAAAAATAATGATATATACAACTATTACACAGCAAAAAACATTCAGCCCGCCACGGCGATACAAGTGATAACAGCAGGTAATGACGGTGTGGAAGAAATACAAGAAGGCATAAGCACTTGGGCGATTAACTATGACTTTAAAGTAGCAAGCTGAACGCATTAAATGCAAACTGGAAAAATTTCTAAAGCCTTAAAAAAAACCTTCTTTTAACTAAAAAAATAACATAAAATGGCACGAACCATAGAAGAAATACAAGCAGAAATGCACCAAATCAAGCAGGGCGAACCCGCATTAGCAGATTTGAACTCCACCAGTCGCACGGCGATATGGCGGCTATGGATATACATTGTCGCTTTCTGTGCGTGGACACTGGAGAAACTCTTTGACAAGCATAGAGAAGAGCTATTAACAGAACTCTACCAGCAGAGTCCACACACGGCACGCTGGTACAGAAACAAAGCTTTGGCCTTCTTGTACGGTTTTGATTTAAAAACGGATTATGATGAATTTAATACTAAAAACGCAACAACGCAAGAAATTGAAAAGGCAAAGCTGGTAAAGTATTCCGCCGTGGTGGAAAGTGAAGACCAAAGCCGTTTGATTATCAAAATCGCAGGCGAAAATCAAACAGGAGAACTCGCTCCAATCGCACAAGAAGTGAAATCTTCCTTTGATTATTACATGAGCGAAATCCGTGATGCAGGCGTGAAGCTGACGATTATTAATTATCTGCCCGATTTGCTCAAGCTAAATTTAACCATCAAACGAGACCCTTTGGTTTTGAACGAAAACGGCGTGAATATTTTAAACGCTAAAGAACCTGTGAAAGATGCCATACAGGCGTTTATGAAAGAATTGCCGTTCAATGGAGAGCTTTCTATACAGAAATTAGAAGAAAAGATTTTGGCGGTTCCTGGTGTGTTGGATTTGGTTTCTAACAACGCCCAAACAGCTTGGATAGATGCGGAACGAAACACCTACGGCAACTATGAAAATATCTATATGAGCAAAATTCCCGTTTCGGGCTATTTCGCTGTGAATTTTGACAATAATGACGAACCTAACACCCTAAGCACAATAAATTATGTCTAAATGGGCCGAAATAGATTTTAATAAACTAAGCGTTTTACTGACTCCAACTTTTCTCAGGAAAAAGAGCATGTTGGCGTGGCTGCGAGTGCTTATTTCCCCAATCGGTCAGCTCTATGCTGAATGGCACAATAACAGGCAACAGAATTTATACAAGCTAAGGCATAATGGGCAAATATGTTATTTACGAGCCGTGCTAAACGATGAGTTTGACCCGCAATTGCGTAGAATTAGGATAGACGACGGAGCTGAAGCAAGGCCTTTCTACATCTATACTGAGGGCGAAAACAAACCCAAATGGCTAACTGCAGAAGCGGTGAACAATCCGACTTACCTGCACAGGCAGTCGGCATACGCAAAAACAGGTGTGGATTTTTACGTTCACGTTCCATCGGATTTAAATTTTGATAAAAATAAAATGCAAGCGTTGATAGATTTCTATCGCTTAGCATCTAAAAGATATGAAATCATATGAATAGATTAAACGTACAACAAACAGGCGGTTTTCCGTTAACAACGAATACGCTCAACTTTATGCAAGCAAGTCTATTGCTCATGCAGAATTTTGGCGAAATCGCAGGAGATTTAACGATTCTGAGCGGTTGCAAAGTTACAGGCTCACAAGTGAGCGACGGCACAGTTTACATAGGTGGCGAAATTTTACCCTTCGTGGGTGGGACTTTGGCTACAAATGTTGTGATTGTAGAAACTCGCACGCAAAAGCAGTTTGAAGACGGTGTAGCAAGAGATGTAGAAGTGGTGCGAAAAGCCCAATTTGGCAACGGAACTACGGTTTATCCCTGGGCAAATTTCACAAGAATTACACCTATCAAAATATTACAAAAAGCACTTACGCCCGTGGGTTTAATATCCATGTGGAGCGGGGAAATTAGCGAAATTCCTGCAGGCTGGGTGCTGTGTAATGGCGAAAACGGAACGCCTGACTTGAGCGGGAAATTTGTACGTGGATATTCAGAAGGAGAACATCGCACTGATGAAAATGCAGGGATGGGAGCGAAAGGAGGCTCTGATAGCGTAACGCTGCAAAGCGTAAACTTACCGCCGCACAGCCATGATTTCACGGCAAGTGGTTCGCATTCGCACAGCTTCAAAGATGCTTATTATATTGAAAAGACCGCAGACAAAAAAGCCGCTGGTGGAACACAGTACGTAGGTGAGGGCCTTTATGGTCCTGCTAAATCTGATGAGGACAACAAGTACGTTTACTATAGAAATTCAAAAACAGACAGCGAATTTATAAGGCTAACAGGGGTAACACAAAGGGCTGGGGGGCTTAATGGCGAAGCTCAACCGATAGACAACCGCCCGGCTTACTACACATTAGCATTCATCATGTTCAAAGGAATTTAGAAAAATGGCAAAAATAGATAAAAATACGATAAAGAGCTGGTTTAGGAATTTCCTAAAGCCCACCCAAGAACAGTTTTGGAATTGGATGGACTCTTACTGGCACAAAGACGAAAAAATCCCCCAAAACGCTATTGAAAATTGGGATGAATTCCTCGCTACGCTACCCAGCGCAGATTCACTAAAACCCCTTTTATACAAAGACGGCAGTAACTTAAGTGACAATGAAAAGACTTCATTAATTGAAGCTATACATGCACTTACTTATGACTATGAAAAAGGGGGTGAAACAACCCAAGGAACGGGCTATACAAAAGCCCAAGTGGATACCCTTATAGACAACATAGACTTAACCACCAAAGCCGACAAAAACGCTGAAAACCTCGTAGAAAATGATATTGAAAAATGGAGAGAGAAATTAGGTATTACAGCAACCCCTGAACCTGAAATTACACAAGGCTCGGTAATTAAATTTGATAAATTAAGAGATTATGGGAACGCCACGCCATTATCTACATTTACAATTGATTTGAACGAAGCAAAGCGTGGAAACGTGCAATACGTCTATTTCAACGGGCAAGCTTTGCCGTCTGATGCAAAATTAAAATGGCTTAATAATGTAAACCAATACTTTATAGCAGGGAAAAACTATCTAATTGAATTAGAATACAAAGACGAAAATAACATTTTAGCCAATTTGTCAGAATACAATGCGTAATACCAGTAGAAGAAGAATAAGAAGTAGCGTGCCACAGACGAATTTTTGGATTGAAACAAAGAGTATGTCAGCGGATTATTACATCCCTAATATGAGCTACAATCCTAATTACCCAAAAAGAATAAAGTTTGCAGACGGTAGCACGATTGTCACTACAGACGTAAAAGTGGATTTCTCACAAAAAGAGGGGGTTAAAAGGATTGAATACGTTGAAATTCTAAACCTTTCAAACCTTACAAGCTATTTGTATGCACCGAATTATTATATGCAAGGCAGAGAAAATGTGCAGAAAATGATAGACACTTTTAACCTAAAAAAGGGTAAGGACTACAGTATTTATAACGATAATAAAGATAGTTACACTATATCGCAACGAGTAAAGCAAGACTATCAAATTACAGATTTTAAAAAAGATACTACGAACGGGAGAATTTATTATGTAGGCGGACAACACCTTAGCGATTTCACTTTAGATGAAAACTATAAAAAACTTAGTATTAATACAAATAAAGAGCATTTAGATTTCACTTTTAAAGGAAATACGAATACAAAGCATTTAGACCTTAGGTATATCCCCGCGCTTACGTGGAATTTAACGAATAAAGAATCAATTCAATTGAATCATTTTCGACTTTATAAAGTTGACTTTGCAGACGTCAAAAAGATAGACGTACCCATGCACCCTAATGGAACCGTTAGTATATCTAACACGAGCTTGCAAGATGTGGAATTATACCCTTGCAAAGGTATAGAATTAGGTCACAACCCTCATTTTGAAAACAAAAACAAGTTAATCCCACGAGTTAAATTTTTATCGGTAAGTTCGTCGTCTTACAAATCCATTCAATTAGAGCACCCCGAAGATTTAATCAATTTAAACGTAAGAAATGGTCTTAGAAATAATCATGGCAACCCACTCACTGGAACCGATGTTTTAAACCTAGAAGAATGCGTTAATTTAGAGCGACTTGATATTGCAGATAACCCGACGATTTTAGCAAGAACAACCGACTTCAGGAATTTTAAAAAACTAAAAGCATTCTCGACCTCGGGAACCGAGGACGGCTCGGACGTTGAAATTCTACTACCAAACAGCGTTGAAGAAGTTGGCTTACAACAATTTAGTTATAATGGAATAAGAGCAAATCTTTCTCATTTAGAGTTAAAAAAATTAGAAATTGCTTACTTGGCTTACTCTAAAGAAAGGATACAAATAGAAGCATTGGATAAACTCTCACATTTCGTAACAAGATTTGCAACTTGGGATGAGGAGGATTTGTTAGAAGTACTGACAAAAATAGCTGACAATGACGTGCAGGGAGGTTATATTTTCATCGAATTATACCATTTAAGACAAAAGGACGAAAATATGTTTGGCTCGGTAGAAAGAACTAAAGAAGAGCCCATTATTGCAAAAATCATAGAACAATGCAAGAGGATAAAGAATAAGAACTGGAATTTTCATAACGCGTCTAACAAAATAATTTTAAATAACATTTAACATGCAACACAAAGAAATAAACAACAAGTCAATCAAACTCTACGGAAACGAAAAAGAAGACACCTTTATAGGCGTAGCATTTAATTCGCAAGAATTAGACTTAGAAAATCCCTTTTTCGAAAACAATGGCTTAGAGAAAGTCGTAACCGCAACAAAAATAATTGTAGACTTAGAGAACAATCAAATTTTCACAGAAAAAAGAACGCACTCACTCACGCCCACGGGAGATAAGGTAAACATTACCACAAACCCCGTATTCATTACAACGGATGATGATACGGCGTTATTCTTAAGTCAAGCCAAAGACTTGATTATACCCGCTATTCACAAAGGAATTTTGATGGATATGGGGTTAATTGAAGATAAAAGGAAAAAAGCTCCTGAAGAAGTCCAAGATTTTACGGAACCTACAGAAGAAGAAGCAAAAGATATTATCGAGTAAAAATTTTTAAAGCCTTAAAAAAAACATGAAAAACTGGATTAAAAACAAAACATTATGGCTTACAGCTTATTTATTATTCTTTCCACTCACTTGGTGGAACAAACGAGCCGTGCGCAAAGTCTATGGAAGCACAAAAGGTTATGATTATAAATCGGCGGTAAATTTAGACGTTTTTGCAAACTCAGAATTCAAAACATTACTGAATCGCAAGCTTTTAACCCCGAATTCAGTCCATCACTTCGGGCACAGGAAAGAAACCATATCCAGTGTTTTAGGGAAAAACCAAAGAGATAAAACCCTTTCTGAAAAAGGCGAAAAACTCAGGAAATTGGTAGACAAATTAGACAAGTCAGTCCCCAATCACTGCGAGCACTGGATTAATAAAAGAATTAAACACCGAGAGGAGAATTTTGAGAAATTTTTTAAGCCTTAAAAAATTTTAAAATCTGAAAATAAAAAAATGATACAATTAGGATTAGACAAAGTATTTCCGTCCGCAGGGCATCATGATAAGGACTCTGGAGCCGTGGCAAATGGCTATATAGAACGCGATGAGATGAAACTACTGCGAGAAATGATTGTTGCCGAGCTCAAGAAAAGAAATCACGCACACGACACCGATGCCGACTGGGAAACCAATAGGCAATACCAGAACCGTATTCGCAAACAATTACGTACAGGCGATGTGGTTGTGGATTTACATTTGAACGCTGCACGCCCAAGCGTGTCTGGAATAGAAGTTTTTATTTCAAAAAATGCTGGAACAGACAGCAAAAACATGGCAAAAGAAGCGTTGGAAGGCTTATGCAAAATCACTGGAACCAAGTCAAGAGGAGTAAGAAACGATAACCAGAGTCAGCATTTCAAAATTGGAATTTTGAATATGCGAGGAACAGCCATTTTGATTGAATTTGGTTTTATCACAAACGCTGGAGATATGCAACGATTTGTGTCAAAACGTGCAGAAATCGCCAAATTTTTAGTGGACTTGATGATTAAATACGATAGAAATGACTAG